GGTCGTTTATGATAGTAGTAAACTTGTTATACAGCTTGATCGTCACCTCAACGTCACGCTTGCAGTAGTCGATCATCTCCTGCGACAGCCTCGACCAATCGCTGTGGTTACCCTTCGGATACCCAAGGCGTTGACCCCAAGCGTCTAGGCTGTGACTCCCACCTTCAACGTCATACTTAACCAGACGAGATACCACGAGAGTATCGACAACCCGGCTAAGGTCAATCGTGTCTTTAGCGATGAGTCGGTTGATAACAGGGGCATCAAAGCCCAGACCATTGTGCATGACAAAGCGATCAGCGCGAGAACATAGGTCAATGAACCTCTCCTTTTCTTCCTTGATGTGCGACGGATTTAGGAACGTATACTCTTCTCCTGTGTCGATGTCCTTAGCGCAGATGACCCAGATCCTCGTCGAGGACAGACCGTCCGTCTCTGTGTCCATAGCCAACAGCATGAGTGTACCCTTCTTCCCAGATCTTCCTTACAGTTTCTTCGTCGAGGCCTAGACTTCTTGCCGTCCACCAGCCCTTCCTGTTCCACCAGTTGATGAAGGCATCACTCGTCATCTTCGTCGTCCCCTTTCAAGATCAGTTCGTAGAAGTACCAGATGGTCATGAGAGGCCAAGCGGCAGAGAACAGCATCACACGCTTCATGTCAAGGCTGTCGTTATACGTCAGTGCGTGGATGGTCATGATGTGCGTGAAGTGTAGGAAGATACCTAGGAAGTAGAGTATTGCCAGTGCTGTGATCATTTCTTTTCTCCATGATAGGTGGCGAGGGCGGCGAGGATGGAGTTGGCAATCGGCGCAACGTCTGTCTGCGATCCATTGGCAGATTCGATGCGGATCATCACATCGTTGACCATGAGGGGCTGACCCTTGCTCCAGCCATCTTGGCGCAGCGTGTAGAGTAGGATGCTCCCCAAGGAGCCTTCAACCATGTGCCAGTCTTTTGGCACCCCCTGCGCGGGCAGGGCGGCGATGGCTTCACAGACCTCGGCAGCGCCGAATGCGGCTTGGTCAGCGCCTTTCTTTTCGAGGCGGTCAAACACTTCGTCGGCCACCTTCCGCGCATCCCCGCGCCGGATCAGATCGTCGTCACTCATTTCAGACAGTCCCCATCGTTCCACTGCATACCCGCAGCAAGGCACTGCTCGAAGCGGACTTGCTCAACATCGGTATCCTTGCGGATCATGTAGCCAAAGCCAAAAAGGAGCAGCAAACCAGCCACAATCAGAGCCAACGGAACCACATCATATTTACTCATCCTTCTTCCCTCCCTCAAGCCCGTAGGGCGCTATCTCGGCCAGCACGGCGGCGGCATTAAGGAGGTCAACAATAAGAACGACGCCTTCCCCCTTCTCGTCGATATTTCTCAGGACATCCCGTAGCGCCACCACCGCCTTGTCGAGCAGAGCCTGCGTGTCGGCCAGCAACTTTGCATCAAGGATCGCTTCCCGCTCCAGCCACTCAACGCGGGCGATCACCACCCTAACCGCATCCATGCTGTCGCAATTGCACTCCGGGTCTTGCAGGTCACGGTCACGGAAAGCTTCATCGCAGCGGCAGCGCACCACGTCGCCCAACTCATCCAAGGCTTTTTTCACCAGATCGTCAGTCATCGCTGTTGTCCCCATTGCTGTCATTGCTCGACGACGAATTAGAGTCATCAGAGGCGTTGCTGTCGTTACTATTGCTCGGACTATCTTCACTCTTGTCCGAGGTTTTGTCACCGTTGGTGTCGTCGCTTACGGGAGGATCGTTCCCATTATCTTCATCCACGTCACCAGTGCTTCCACCGTTATCCACGCCATCATCAGGATCAGGCACGACAACAGGGCTAGGGCTAACAAGACTATCGTTGTTTCGATCTTCACAGAGGCACACCTCCAAGAGCGGGTCACATTTGTAGGGTTTATGCACGACACAGGGGTCGATATGCTGCCCACAGGCTGCGAGGAGCAGGGGCGAGAGGATCAGCAGCTTATGCATCAGTAGTTCCCTCCTTTTTCTGAGAGGATAAATGTTTCAGGATCAAACGACAGCATCCCACCAAAACCCGTAGTGCCTGTCGGTCGGTTCTTCAAGACCAAAAGTTCAGTGGTGTTACGAGTGTCATCATCTGTTGCCAACTTATCACGAATGAGTTTGATCACGACAGATGCACGTTTACCAATCATACGGCAGTCACGGATAGCGCCGTCGTCGTTCTCATGTGCAATCGTCACGATACCCACGTTGAGTTCAGCAGACAGTCGAGAAAGTTTGGTAGACAACTGCGACAGGAAAGCTTCCACAGTCTCATCGCCCACACGGCTGTATGCCAAGTCTTGGATAGGCTCGAAGAAGATGTACTGAACACCGCAAGCCTGAGACAGAAATCGGATACGTTCAAGAATCTCCAAGGGGTCTTCATCGACACCGACAGAGAACTGGTACAGGTATTCCCGCTCGGACAGTTCCTTGATGGCGGTGTCCACCTCGGTCTGGTTAGTGATCAGGTCTTGGCGCGTGACGTTCTTCTTCAAGTGGTACGACACCAGCCCCAACAGGGAACGCTTCTTGACCTCTTCAAGGTGGCAGATTGCGATGGGAATATCCTTCGACAAGAGAGTGTATTCGAGCAGGCGCATGAACTCCGTCTTACCTGAACCTTCCGGGGCTTGGAACACAGTGAAGTGTCCCCGCATCAGACCAAGGATCACGTCGTCGAGTGCTTGGATACCCGTCGAGGTGTAAGTGGCGTCGTCAGCATCGTGGATGATCGACAAGAATTGGTCAGTCGAGTTGAAGATGTTCTCAGGGATGTACTTCTGGGCATTGTACCAAGCGTTCTTGTACGCAGCCTGCTCCCCTGCCATCAGGAACTCATTGGCGTCCTTGAACTTGTCGTGTGGTACGCGGTAGACCTTATTCGGGAAGATGTTCGCTAGCTTCTGGGCGACACCCTCAGCCTTCCCGTCGCTATCGAACGACAGATAGATCTTCTCGAAGGACGACAGCCAGTCCTTGCACTTCTCGAATAGCTTGCCGCTTGGGGTGGCACTCGGCAGAGAGACGACAGGGTACTTAGATCCGAGCATCTGATAGGCTGCCATACAGTCTTCTTCGCCTTCTGTCAGCGTAACTGCTTTAGCAGAACCAGCATTAAATTTATCCATACCGAACAATTCGTCAGATTTGAAGTTGTCTGTCCGAAAAGTCTTTGGGTGGAATCTCGACTTAGTCCCGCCAGACGGATAGACATAGACTTGCTTTACAGTCTCACCGTCAGAGTTGACGTAAGTCTTAACGTCGTAGAACTCCCGCGTAGCCTGCCAGATGTCACGATACGCTCTATAAACTGGAGTTAGAAACTCCTGAACCACGACTGGTGTTTGTGGTGTAGGCATGGAAGCGGTCCTTTGGTTGTTGTTGATGATAGTAGTGAAGGTGGGATATTCTTCTTCAGACCAACTAAACTTTTCTGCACGAGAAGGGTAGCCACGGTTACAGGAGAAACATTTACCAACACCCTTCTCTGTGTTGTACGAAAAGGCGTCAGAAGATCCACAGTCAACGAATGGGCATGGCTTTCTTGCAAGGTTCATAGGTTAGATCCGTGGTTTTGGTGGAAACAGTTTGCATTTTCTGCGGCTTTTCTAACTTTAATGGCCTTACCAAGGCATACAAAACTACCTAGATGCCTAACTTTGTAATTAACTCCTATAGAAGCTAGCCACCTCTTTTGGCCTTTATGCCAGTATACCCCAACCACACCTGTTTTGTTATTAACAGGTCTTCTTTGGTTTCTAGAGTTTTCTTGTGAGGTAACTAGTCTAAGATTGGCTATCCTATTGTCTGTCCTAACCCCATTTATATGGTCTATCTGAAAACCTTCCGGTATATTCCCTAACTCCATAATCCAAATCAAACGATGAGATTTGTATATTTTTTTACCAATCCTTACATCAACATAACCCCTCTTGGCCGTCCAACCAGCTTCTGCGCCGGAGAAGATGCTATTCCACCTCTTCCAGTTTTGGTCAGACCTAAACATTTCCCTAGGCCTTTCGAGCCAGTACAGCTTTCCTGTATCAGGTTTGTATCCAAGTATTTTCCTTAGCTCTTCTTGAGAAAAGTCCATACCTAAGCTTCTCCTCTCTAGACTATACTATACATCCCCACGGCAGGGCGTGGCCCTAAAATACATGGATTCTCTGACCTGTCAACGACAAAGAACGGCACATCTTCTGTTCCCTCTTGTGTGTGTCATCTGAGCAACACTCTACCTGACACTGCCGAAGACCCTAGCTACTGCGTAGATGACAAGATCAAACCTAGACAGTAGCGCCACAGTCAAAAGTATGCCAACCACTTCTCCCATGATCACCACTCCGGCTCATATGTTCCACCCATCTCTATTTTCCTTTCTACGAACGACAACTCTAGCCTGTATGCCTCTGCCCGCTCCTCCTGCCCTAGCCAATCCGCCTCCTCCACAGCGCGCCTGAGAGCGGCCCTAGAGACGCTCAGAGGTTTCAAGCCACCCATGTTAGCCTTGCCACTAGCGGCCCTCTGTAGGCTCTCTGCGGCGCTCTTATCGCATAGTGTCATCATATCACCCCACGATCCTGTAATCCGACGGCAGTTCACGTTTGGCCATGATCTCATTCGCCTCCTCGAATGTATGCACCGTGATGATGCTACTGTTAGGGTTAGCCCATGCCTTGGCTGCAATGATAGAGTTCATCATCGCTGTGGGTCGCCAGTATGGGCGCTTCAGCTTGTCGTATCCCTTAGCTAGGTCAGACACGACGTAGATGTCACGTTCCACGATCAACCAACCTCCCCTGCCATCTCCATGCACGACACAAACACGGCATACCCGATGTCTGTTGGTGCTTCCGTAGGGTTCTCATAGGCGATGAGCGCCAACGTGTAAACCCACTGTAGGCTTTCATCCTTCTGGACATCCGCCAGTTCGATGAAGTAGTTCATGGCGTCGGTCATCTCCATCCCGATGTCCCGCATCTCTGCAAACTGTTGGGACACTGCGCCCAGCCCCTCACAAGCAGGCTTGATGTCTTGGGCGGATGCTGTCGTGGTGCTGAGAGCGAGAGCGACGACGACAGTTTTGATGATAGTAGTATACATGTCAGTTCCCTTTCTTAAATCGACAGCATGACGTAGACGATAGCGAAAAGGATGACGACGCCCAGTGCATCCTCAATTGCGCTTGTGATACGATAGTTCCGCATTTCTTTCATCCTTCCTTCTTTGCCAGATTAACGACAGGCCCACATTTCCGACAGAGCGTCGTCAAGGCCGATTTCATCCGTGAACGTTGCGTGGTAGCTGTCACCCCACCAATGGCCCTCGACAGTGTTTGTCCGGGTATTGATCCAGATGTTAGGCCCACCGAAGGCAACAAGCACACGCGCCCCAAGGTATTCACCCTTGCCGTTGACGATGTACTCAATGTCCAAGGCGTCAGACAGATAGTCCCATGCCGACGCATACTCAGGATCGTCACACGTTTCGTGCCAGCTAGTGTCCTCGCCAGTCAGTTGCTTGACGATGAAGAGGACGTGATCCTTCAGTTTTTCTTCCATTGTCGTTGTTCCTTGTTTGGGATTGACTTGTATATGCATCCGCAGGGAGCCACAGATGCATAGGCCTGTCAATCTGTTAGACGCGCCAGAGACCCGCAAGCCTTGCCGCAGAGTCGATCCCGTGACGCTTGCGCCACAAGATTAGAGTTGCGAGCCGTGCAAGCACCTCGTTGCCGCAGTCTTCGTAGTGATCACGCTTTGCCTTATCCATTGTCGTTACTCCTTTGTATCGTTGTTTGCTTCGATGGGTTCAATCTTGCACCATGATTTGATCCTGTAAATAGGGAAAATGCAGGCGTTTGGTAACATAATGTTTCAGTTAAGCCCGTAGGGCGTCCGAGCTTGCGCGCTATGTCTCAGTATGTGGAACGACAACAATGGCGGATTCGGTGATGTATAGATACACACACGCACACGCGAGAGGGTTATGTTCTGCGGGCTACATCGGTACCAACTGGCAAGCTAGAGATAGGTAAGCAATGTTGACCTATTAGTGTTAGCTGGCAATGGGATAGGGCAGAATGGTTGACCTATAGGGTTATTGCCCTGAGAACCATTCTCATGTTAACCCCATTAACATCATGTGATCACATCATGCAGGCACATCATGCATTGCACGACAACAAACAGGCGAGAGCGCATAGCGCGACGCAGCGAAGCTGCTAGGGGGTGTGTTCTTTATGCAACACGCGAGGGGCGAGGCAGGG